TCACTTGTTTCTGTAGTAGGAGTTTCATTTGTTTCTGTAGTAGGAGTTTCACTTGTTTCTGTAGTAGGAGTTTCACTTGTTTCTGTAGTAGGAGTTTCACTTGTTTCTGTAGTTCCTACTAATTCCGGAGATACACTAGCATTTACAACTTGTTCTGCTGCTGGTCCTTCACTTGTTTCTGCTACAGGTGTTTCTACAACGGGTTCTGTTGATGCTTCATTATTATTTATAGTTGTAGCTTCTTCATTAGAATTTTTCGGTGGAATACTAATAGGCGGATATTCAGGATTTGTAGATTCAACGGGCTCATTTTCTATGCTAATAGGGTTATTTTCAGAAGTAGTAACAACTGATTGTGGGTTAGTAGAAGTTGTTATATTATTTTCTTTACCTTGACTGGTAAGGGGAGTATCACTAATATTTGTATCTTCATTACCATTTTCAACTTTAGGAATTTTAGTATTATCTATACTTTCTTCATTAGCTCCACCGTGTTTATTATATTTAAAAGTCTTTAATGTCTTATTTGCTAAATTTAATCCTTTTTCTTTTCTAAATGACTTGTTTTTTCTAGATTTTTTTTTATTTTTTTTTTTTAGACTTTGTTTCTTTTTATTATATAATTTTGATATTTTACCTTTAGTTAATTTCATTTCTATATAAATAAATTAATATTTTTATTTATATAGTTATATTAATGAGTAATAATATTCAAAATATAATTATATCGCCTAATAATGTAACAAATAAATGTGATTTAAAATGTTCTTATAATTTTAAATATCCCGAAACAAACTTAACAGCTAAAAATAATGGTTCATTAATTTCTTTAACCTGTGATAATTCAAATGATTCGCCTGTAACTTATAATAGTGAAAAATATAATGTTTCTAATATAATAATTGTTTGTCCATCAATACATGACTTTAATAACGGATCGCCTGCTTCCGCAGAGATTATTATTGAACATACACCTGTTAAGGGCGGTCCGCAACTATTTGTTGGAATACCAATTACATCATCAAGTGATAGCTCTGATGCTGCGAATTATATTACTCAAATTATAGAAAGTGTATCTAGTAGTGCACCTGCATCAGGTGAAACAACAAATATAAATATTTCTGATTTTTCATTAGATTCAATAGTTCCAAAAAAACCATTTTTTAGTTACGTTACTCCTGGAACTTTAAATAATTGGATTGTATTCCCATTTATTAATGCGATACCGTTAAGTAGTAGTACTCTATCAACATTAAGCCAAGTTATAAAACCATTTCCACTTTCGACACCTGCTAATGCAAATGAGTTATATTTTAACTCAACTGGACCAAATACTTCTAGTTTAAAAAATGAAGGTATTTATATATCATGTCAGCCAACTGGATCATCTCAAGACGAAACCGCTGTTTCATATAGTAAAAATTCTACATCATTTGATTTAGCTAATATTTTTAATAATCCAACCGCTTTATTAGTATTCCAAATATTAATGGGTTGTATTATTTTTATAATAATATTTATGATATTAAACTACGGATTTAATGCATTTACAAATAATAATATAAGAATGCCTAATATTAATATTTAAATATAATACATTACTTTACTCTAATATCTTCTTGTTTTACGACCATTTCTTCTTTTCTTTGTTTTACCGCCACTAATAATTCCATTCTTATAAACAGGTTTTATAGCGTTTAAAACATCTGTAGCTGATGTTGCATAATTTACAGCAGCTAAAACCGGTTGGTACTTAGCCGCATATTTACCACGTTGCATATTTATTTTATTATTTAATTGAGATTTTATTTGACCTAATGTAATATCATTTCCATTATATGTTGTTATAACCGTGCTAGGCTGTAGTTTTACATTATTTAAATAATTCATAATCGGTTCCGAAAGATTTGTAGAAACATTAGGACTGGTAGAAACACTAGGTGTGTTATCTATATTATATGAAATATCATCGGCTGGTACAGTATCTACAGAATTCAAATTATTTAAATCGTTTTGGTAATTTTCATCTGAAAATGAAGTACTAGGACTATTTGTATTATTACTTGTTGTTGAAAACTGACTATCCATTCCATATGCGTCACTATCAGGCATAGCACTAGGAGGGTTATTTTCAATCTCATTAAGTTCATTTAATAAAGTTTTCGTAGATGTTATTGCGTGTTGTAACTGAGATTGCGGGACAACAATATTACCACCTCCTCTATATTTTCTACTACGATATTTTCCACCGCGTGATTTTTTTGTATATTTTACCATTATAAAATACACATATAAAATATATTTTATAAATTAGATTTTTTTTAGTTAGAACTATTTATAGGCGACGCATCATATAAATTTTCTAAAAGAGGTTTATAAGAAGGCGGTTTTAATTGATAACTATTTTGAACTATAGGCGCCATCTTTTTAACAACTTCTTGTTCTAAAGTATATGGAAATTGATTAAATGCCGTAAATTGACTATTTTTTTTCTCTTCAGAAGGAGCATATCTAATTAAAGCATCAACTCCTGTGGCAATAGAAGAACGCCGTATAAGATCAAAAGCAACAAATAGCGATAAGACAGCTAAAATAGGATTAGAATACATAAATAAATAAACAACAATAATAAATATTACAATCTTACCTCCAAGTGTGTCAACTAGTCCAGCAACTGGCTGTGGGGTTTTATAACCCATTATCAAATAAATTATAAATAATATAACAAGTATTAGTTCACTTGTATGTTCTTTTTTAAATAAACCATAAAAATTATCCATATATCATATTAATAGATTTTATTTATAAGATATAAAAAAAAACTTAAGTAAATGGGTATAAATATAATTTACTAAATAATATAATTATTCATGTATCTTAATACTTATCTTGGACAAAAAGGTTATACTATACCTAAAAATGAACTAACAATTGAACAACAAAAAAAAATAAGGAATGATTTAGCTATTAAACCATTTGTTATGGGGGCTCCTATGAATAATGACCAAAAAATATTTCCTGTATATCGCGAATCATCAAATAAATTTTATGTTCCTCATTATTATGGGATAGAAAATTTTGGACTACCTAAACAATATAAAATACTAGAAGGAGAAAACATTGATTTACAATTTGCTGGTATATTAAGAAATTATCAAGAGCCAGTTGTGAATAAATTTATAGACCATTGTAATGAAGTTAAATATGGAGGAGGATTACTTGAACTTCCATGTGCTTGGGGTAAAACATCCGCTTCTTTATATATATTATCTAAACTTCAAAAAAAAACGATTGTTATTGTTCATAAAGAATTTTTAATGAATCAATGGATAGAGAGAATACAACAATTTTTACCTAAAGCGCGTATTGGTAAAATTCAAGGACCTATTGTAGATATTGATAATAAAGATATTGTAATTGGAATGCTACAAAGTATATCTATGAAAGAATATGCTACATCTACTTTTGATAGTTTTGGTTTAACTATTATAGATGAAGTACACCATATTTCTAGCGAAGTTTTTTCTAACTCATTATTTAAAATTATTACAAAATATATGCTAGGACTTTCAGCAACAATGAATCGCAAAGACGGAACTACTCGTGTATTTAAAATGTTTTTAGGGGAAGTTGTTTTTAAAGGAAAGAGAGAAGAAGCTATGAATGTTGTTGTACATGCAATTAAATATGAGATAGACGATGAAGAGTTTAATGAAGTTAAATTAGATTATAGGGGGAACCCAGCATATAGTACAATGATATCTAAGTTATGCGAATACAACCGACGCAGTGAATTTATTTTAAAAGTTCTCTCCGATATGCTTGAAAATAACCCTAACCAACAAGTTATGATTTTAGCTCATAATAAAAATATATTAAAGTATCTACATGATGCGATTGTTCATAGAAATATAGCTACAGTTGGGTATTATTTAGGTGGAATGAAAGATTACGCATTAAAAGAAACAGAAGGTAAAAAAATAGTAATAGCTACTTATGCAATGGCTGCCGAGGCTTTGGATATAAAAACACTTACTACACTTATAATGGCTACACCTAAAACAGATATAGAACAAAGTGTTGGACGTATTTTAAGAGAAAAACATAGTAGTCCGGTTGTAGTTGATATTATTGATAGTCATGATTTATTCCAAAATCAATGGCGTAAAAGAAAAACATTTTATAAGAAAGAAAATTATAAAATAATATATACAACTAGTAAAGAATATAGCCCTGATATTTGTAAATGGAATATAATTTTTACTCCTAATTCTGATACTATAAAAGAACAAAAGTTAAAAACTGTTAATAAAAAAACTATTTCAGCTAAAAGTAATAGCTCTAGTGATAAAAGTATTACAAATGATACTGATAGTGAAGAAGATGAAGTAATTGATAAAAAACCAAAAGATAAATATTTATGTGGTAAATGTTTTTTAAATTTTAAACATAACAATTAAATTAATTCTATTTAAAAAATTGAAATATATTTAATTATTTTAATATAATAATAATTAAATACTTTACTAGATAAGTTAAGCAAAATGAAATTAAATATAATTTATTCAGAGGTTACATCTGAAGCACTCATTCATTTATCTTCTCATGAAATATCCGAAAATATTAAAAACATTATGACACATACTTCTTACTTTATTTTATGCGTTTCTAAAGAAACAATACGTTCGTTTCATCAAGCAATTGAATTTGATAACGCTTTAAATACTAATAAAAAAATTTTATACCTAATGATAAATGAATTTTATACTCCCTTAAATAATCACTTTGTTAAAGTTATAGTTTCTAAAAATAAATGGTTACCATTTTATACTGATCAACACGTTTTTGATACTTTAGAATACTTGGTTGATTTAAAATTATAAAAATATTCATATATGTCATAATCATAAAAAAAATAATATTTTGTTTATGATTATTAGATAAAGGTTAAAAAAAGAATAAAAAAGGGTAGATAATAAAAATTTTATATATATATATAT